TTCTATCATTTTTTTTAATTGATCAAAAAGTGTAATTGGTCTATGAATTAAATTATCAAAATTGTGTCGAATTTTATCCCAATTTTTTATTTGAAGGTTTTTTAAATCTGCTGCAGAAATTTCTTTTATCCAATTTATTAACAATTTGCAATCTTGATAACTGTTTACAGTTTGACAAGGAAAGTAATCATCATACGTTTCATAATTATTTTCTTTAAGATATTCTAAAATCTTTGGACTACCTTGCAATATAAATGGATGACAATGAGCTATTGGTTTAAATGTTTTTTCGGTAACAAATAAAGAATTTTTGTCATTACTTTCACTTACAATGCTGAAATAAGAATCAGCATAAAATTTAACAGTAGAATTACCAAAATTGTCTTTGTTTGACGAATCTGTTTGATCTAAAATTTTTTTCCGTCTCATGTAGCCTTGTTCTAGTGCATCTTCGAAATCGGTAGTTTCCAAATAACCTTGATCTACACAATTCTCCAAACGTGCCTGAAAGTTATCTCCTGAGTTAATATTATGGTAACAATAATAACTTAAAAAACCCTGTGACAGAATTTCTTTACGTAAATAATAATAGAGTGCAAATCTAAAATATTTACTATTCTGCAATAAACACAAATATTTTTTTGTCAATTTTCTTTGAATGATGGTAGGTATAACAGAGCGCGGTGATCTAAAACCTACCCCTTTCATACTTTTAATTGCATTCCTAAACAAAGATTCGTGCCAATTGTTGATAGGATAATGAAATATACCAGATTCTTCTCCAATAAAATCGCCGTTACAAGATGTCACAATTATTTTTTCTCTAGGTAATCCTAACAAGTTACATCTTTCTGCAATCTGTTTTATTGTATCGTCTGGTAAATGTTCCCAAGGGCAAAAGAACCAGATGTAAGTATTATCATATTTTTCTAAATAATTTCTTACAGTTTGAGATATCGAAATGTCTATATAAGGAAAAAATTGAACATACAAAATCAATTTTATATCTGTTGATGTGAGTAATCTTATATTCTGCAAAACCCAAATATTTTTTCGTGTAAAATCGTCAAAATGGGTAAAAAGATGATCAAAACAAACGGGGTTCTTAGTACCCATCTGCATACTTTCTATTTGGTATGGGTCCCAATGATTGGATTCGGTTTTTTCTTCAGGTATAAGTATGTGGATCATAACCTGCTTTCTTTTATAATTTGTTTTGCCAACTCTAAATCTTTTGTTTGTCTTTTAAATTTTAATGCCCAGTGCTCTGGATCAACAATATGATATATCATTTTTAATTGTTCCTCACTAAACTTATCAAGCATTTGTTTTCCGCTTGTGCTATTTAAAACAATCCAAGGAGAAATTTTTCCATCTTTAATATGATATACAGCTCTGTTGGCAGTAACTAAATTAAAATAGTGATTCCATACGGCAGGAGGATTTTCAGCAGCCCATTCAGTCATTGTAAGTACACTACGTTCTAGCGCAGTAGTTACATCTTCTTTTTTAATAAGTTCTATTGCGTACCGCTCATATAATTCTTCTTTGCACCATTGTTCTAGCTTCACACCACTTGTGACTACATAGTCTACATACTTTTCTGGGTACAATGGTTTTACATTATTAAGGAAACTACCAAATTTTACAAAGCTGTTGTAGTAAGGGCTTTTACAAAATTCTTCATATGTCTTATCCTTCTTAGAGCCCATACTACGTTTGTAAAATTGATTAAATGCATAGAAGCCTAACTGTACCCTTTTCTCATCTCGCTGTAACGCTCTGCGTTTCTTTTCGCATAAATGTGCAAAAAGAGTTTTCTCTCGTGTGTATGATGTGTTACAATATTCACATGTATACTTAGAGTTTGATGTCAAGCGCATGATCCTCGATTAGCTGTTTAATTTCATCCTCTGTAGACAATTTAGCTAACAGCTCAATTTCGTCTGCCTTTCTTTCAGGATAAATTTTTGTAAGTATTTTTTCAAATTTTCCAGTTACGTTTGTGACATTTGATTTTAGTCCTTGCCATTTATGAAATTCTATTTTGCCTGTGTTTCCGCATAAGCATAATAACTGCCATTGTAGTTCTTGATGTGAACTAACAACCATATAGTTTTTGTTATAGTATTCGTTTGTTTTTAAGACGGCAAGTTCCTGCTTTTCTCTTTTTCCTGCAACACTTGAAGCATATCTATTCATTAACCAAAAAGAGATATTTTTCTTTTGATTATCATTTAATTCTTTCCAAATATTTTTTGCGCCCATGTCAACTGCAGCAAGAATATCTTTTACAGATAATTTATCAGACATAGTTTATTATATTAAATTAATTTACAATGGTCAATAATTTCTAATTGTCTAGAAATATCTTTTATAAAAAATGAACATAAACAATTTTCTTCGTCTGTTATAGGTACTGATAATAATTGACCAGGTTTTGTTTTTGGAAAATACCATTTCATATCATTATAAAAATTAGTAATTTTAATCTCTTCATAATCTGCTTTATAGCTTTTTAAAGGATTAAATAAAAATGCGTCAAAACCCCTATCATTCAGACTGGTTAATGGTAAGATTTCTAAATCTTTACCAGTATGTCTGTCACCTACTGCTATATGCCAATCAATAGGCATCATTATCTCATTACCACCAATATCTAAAACAATAGCAGGACTGCTAAAAGATTCAAGAAATATTAATGGTATAAAAAAGAAATCAGGATCATTTGGGTCACTATTATCTAATATACTAAATCTAAAGTCTTCTTCTAATTCATCAGGTAGTTTAGTTAAGTCGTATGGTTTATTGTCTAGTGTAAGTATTTTCATTGCCAGTCAACCTTTTCTATTGTAAATGGATATTGAGCGTCACGATAAAATTTCTTCCGCTCAGTTAAATGTCTTTTTGCAAATTTGCAAGTACTTGTAAAATCCCAAATCTGTACAAAGTCTTTATCCTTTGCTTTACGAACTCCTCGCCCAATTGATTGTATTACCCGTACAAAACTTTTGCCAGGCTCAATTAAAACAAGATTAAAAATACGAGGAATATTGATACCCACAGCAGCAACCCCGTAAGTTGCAACGATAACCATATTGTCTGCATCTTGAATTTCATCATAAGCTGATTTTCTGTCCTTTAATTTTACATCACCTTTTATAAAAATTGAATTTTCTATGCGTTCATGCAACAATTCTCCTGCTGAAATACGATCAATTAATATAAGTGTATTGCCAGATTCCTTAATCTTATTTAACATCTTAGCAATGTAGTTTACACGATTTTCTTCGGTTACAAGATATTTTAATTCGCTTTGATAGTCTCGATGTGCAACTGTGTCTATTAGCTGTACAATGTTTACATGACAGTTAGATAGCACTCCTTTGTCCTGTAATTCTTTAGCAGTAATCTGACCAATAACAGGTCCTATGCTTGCATGTAGTGCTTCAAATTCAAAACGTTCTTTGGGTACTGTACCTGTTAGTCCCCAGCGTATCGGAGCATTACGTAGGTTGCGTGTAAGCAAATTCTTCAAGACCTCGGCTTTCGCTTGATGCACTTCATCAATTATTATTGTGCTTACACCGTCTAAGAACTCTGCAAGTGTTAATACTGCTGTACCATCCTTGCTTTTCTTATCTAATATGTTGAGACTTTGCCAAGTACATATGGTATGTGTTTTGGATAGGTCTTTCCTATCGCCAAAGTATACGCCGCAGTCCAGCCCGCAATTTCGGTAATCTTCTTCAGTTTGTTGCACAAGAGATTTGTTTGGTACAACGACAAGTGTTCGTCCATATTTTTCCGCTATGTGTGAGAGTGTTGCGGTGGTAATAGTTTTACCAGCGCCTGTTGCAATCTCCTGTAGAGACTGCGGATTCTTAACAAAATTATTTATAGCTTCTACTTGATAATCTCTTAATACAATATCTTCACCTGCTGCAGGATGTCCTTCTGGCCATTTTACTCCTTGTTGTTTCCAATAGTCTTCTGTTATAGGTTGGAAGTCTAGTGTAACAGGATGCCTGCGGTCTTCTATGTCAGCGATCTCTACATTATTGTTTTGCAATATCTCTACAATTGTATCGAGATGATTGACATATCCTGTACCACCAATTCCAAAAAAAGCTACCTTACCATCCCATCTACCAAGTTTGTATTGTGGCATGTAACGTGCATACGGAACTTCAAATTTAAGAGAGTTAGCAAGTTTCCTACGTACTTCAACAGGCAAACCCTCAAGTTTTATATTAACTTCGTCTTCGATAATTAATTTACATGATGTCATAAAGTTGCTAATGTTTGATTATTCCAAGTTGACGGTTGCGAATCGTAGTGTATAACTAATTCAGCTTTATTATGGAAATGTGTAACTAATTTAGATTGTCTAAAACTTTCTAGTAAAAGTGTAGTGCTTTGCAACCAATTAGAATTAAATAATGGTTTAGGAATTTTGCCGTTATCTAAAATTACAACTTGTGTTTCTTTCGTCAGTTTATTATTTACTTTTAGTTTTTGTATGAGCTGATTGAATAAAATATTTTCTTCTGTTGTGTTTTCTACTCTAAAGAGTACCGATATGTGATTTTCATGAACAAATAATTTCAAGTCTTCAAATATTTTTA